CAGTAAGCGTGATGCCGTATCCACCAGTAGCTGGTGTACCAACAAAGTATTTAACTTCATCATCACTTTGGAATTTCTCTATATTGTTTTGTCGAATTTCTTTAGGGGTTAACCCATAATAATCAACCACTGATCCCGGACCGTGGACCTTTTGGATTTCCTTGATTATCTTTTTAACGTCATATTGATAGTGGGCCCAAATAACTACTTTCCCTTCTATTTCATCTAATACATTCATTAATTCATCTAATCTATTATTCTTTATATCCTGTACTGAACCATCATCTGCAGTGAAATGACCACACGTAATTTGATGCAATCTCATTATTTGAGTAAGAGCAGTTTTAGTTGTAACAACTTTTCCGTTTAACATGGCAAGTGCCATCTTTTTCATTTGAGCATATAGCTCTCTTTGTTCTTTACTTAATTCAATTACTCTTTTCATAAAAGTTTTTTCAGGAAGATCTAAACAATCTTCTTTTAAAACTCTATAAGAAAACGGTTTTAATTTCTCTGCAAGTTCATCAAGATGACGAAATTTCGCCACAATTTGAACACTTCTTCCGTAGAAGTTAGCTGTTCTCATTTCGGCATATCTATTTCTGAATGCATAGAAAGATGCAAAGTCTAAACAAAACGGGTCTAAATATTCACATTGACTATATAAGTCTAATGGATTTTTAGTAACAGGAGAACCTGTCATTATTCTTCTATACTTAGCAAGTTTAGAAAGTCTTAAAATATTTTTAGTTCTTTTAGCTTTAGGATTTTTAATAGTAGTACTTTCATCAATAGCCATTAAAGTATTATGAGAAGATAAAAACTTAGATGCAAAGTCTACACCTTTTGTAGTACTTAAAGCTTCTACATTCATAATTAAAATATGTAAGTCAGCATCCGATTTAAAAAGATTACCTAGTTTTCTAGAGTATTCTTTTGTAAAATTTGATTGCCATAAAATTGCCTTATTTTCGACATGATCGACTAAATGCGTTGGTATCTCTTGCTTATACCAGGTCCCTACTACACCCTTTGGTGCTATAATTAAGGCACCATCAATTTTTCCATTGTCATAAAGCATAGACATATTATCTATGAGAACTTTTGTTTTACCAGTTCCCATTTCCATAAAATATGCATAGACTTCTTTATTCCAAGAAATCTCAAGAGCATCAAGCTGATGCTTATAAGGTTTTGTTTTAAATTTATATTTCATAACTTTTTCTTTCTATGCTCTTGACATTATATTAAAACAATATATAAGTCAATAGTAATGAAAGCAGAAAATACAGTTTATGTTATTCAAGAGATTGCAGGAACCAGAGTTGGTAGACCTAAAATAAATATATTAGGTGCAGCTGATTACGGTGAATTTAAATTTTTGCTTCCAGAACTTTCACAAATAATTTTTTCTCCTGGTCCACTTATTTTTAAATTAAGACAAGGGCTAAAAAATTTTAGTGATAAAGATTATTTACTTTTAACTGGGGACCCAGCAATAATAGGTGTTGCATGTTCAATTGTTAGTGATATAACAAACGGCAAATATAAATTATTAAAATGGGATCAACAAGAAAGAAAATATTATCCGATAACAATTAACTTGTACGAAAAAGGAGCGATAGAATAATGGCCATAGATTTTGAGAAAGACCAAGAAGAAGTATTAACTAGAACGACAGAAATAAAATCATTATCAGACCAAGTGTTAAGACTAAGAGATTTAGAAGCTGAAGTAAAAGCTCAAGAAGAAAAGATTAAACAAACACAAAAAGAGATTTCAAGAATTTCAGAAGATGTAATTCCAACTATGTTATCAGAGATGGGATTATCTCAATTGAAGTTAGCTGATGGTTCATCAGTTGACGTTAAACCTTTCTATACTGCGAGTATCTCTGTTGCAAACAGAGAGAAAGCATATAAATGGCTTCGGGACAATGGCCTAGGTGACATTATTAAAAATGATGTGACCGTTTCCTTTGGACGTAACGAAGATAACAAGGCGGTAGATTATGCTAACCTTGCGAAGAGTCAGGGGTTCGAACCGACACAAAAGTTGAAGGTAGAGCCCATGACTTTAAAAGCGCTAGTCCGTGAGCGTATTGAGGCAGGTAAAGATTTGCCAATGGACACATTCAACGTGTACGTAGGAAACCGTACCAAATTAACAAAGAAACAATAACTATGAACAACGAAGCAAAAAACGAGCGAAATGCGATTATCCCAAAGATAAACGCTAAGCTTCCATCAGCTACTCTATTTGAGGATGATGCGAACGCTGGCTTTCAGTCGATGTCGCAAGACGATCTTGCATTACCATTTCTGAAAGTTTTAGGTCAGCTGTCACCGGAAGTTAATTCCAGACACGCTAAATATATCGAGGGCGCAGCTCCCGGTATGATCTTAAATACTGTCACAAATGAACTTTATGATGGTAAAAAAGGTATCCAAGTAATTCCGTGTTTTTATAAAAGAGAATACGTGGAATGGAAGGATAGAGGAGAGTCAATGGGCGCACCAGTAGCAGTACATGCTGTGGATTCTGAGGCAGTAGCATCAGCTAAAAGAGATGCTATGAATAAAGATAGATTACCTAATGGTAATTATCTTGAGAATACCGCAAGTCATTTTATCATGTTACTCGGCGATAATCCTAGCACAGCATTGATTACTATGAAGGCTACTCAATTAAAGACTAGCCGTAAATGGAATACAATGATGATGGGCATCAAACTACAGGGTAAAACTGGTTTGTTTACACCGCCAACTTATAGTCATGTGTATAACTTGACTACTGTTCAACAGTCTAACGACAAAGGAACATGGTTTGGATGGGATGTAGATAAAATTGGTCCTGTACAAGATAGAGCAATCTATGATCAAGCTAAAGGTTTTTCTTTGAATATATCAAAGGGAAATGTTCAAGCTAAACATGGAGCAGATTCTGCAAAGTCGGAGGCAACTCCTTACTAACGAATTCCTAACGGAATAAGTTGCAACGAGAGGCGCCTAAGCGAGAGTGGAAGCGCCTCTTAATAAAGCTATGACAGAATTTGAAAAGATATTTGACGGATTAAAGAGGGCTCATGGATGTACCTACATTAATGTTCAACCAACCAATGGTGAAAAATTAAAAGGAAAGTCTTTTGTTAGAAGAGAACCAGTTACATCAACTCATTATTTAAATCACTTAGAAGGAACTGAACCTACATTAGGAGTTATACCTATTAATGAGGATAACAAATGTATATGGGGCTGTATAGATGTAGATTCTTATGCAGGGTTTGATCATAAAAAATTATTAAATAAAATTAAAGTTTTAAAATTACCATTAGTAGTATGTAGATCTAAAAGTGGGGGAGCACATATCTTTTTATTCTCTCAAACATTTATTGAAGCAAAAATAATGAGAGATAAACTCTTAGAGATAAGAGCTATACTTGGATTTGCTAATGCAGAAGTATTTCCAAAACAAATAGAATTAAAGTCAGAAGAAGATACAGGAAACTTTTTAAATCTTCCTTACTTCAAAGGTGATGACACAACAAGATATGCGTTCAAAGAAGATGGAACAGCAGCGAGTTTAGAAGAATTTTATAGGATCACAAATAACGTAAAACAACTAGATGTTGGTTCTATAAAGGTACAGAGGCCCGAGTCAGAATTTTCTGATGGGCCTCCATGTATCGAGACACTGGCCACAAGTAAAATTGCAGAGAATAGAAACCTTGCTTTATTTCATTTCGGAGTCTTTGCTAAAAAGAAATGGAAGAACTGGAAAGAAAAAATTTCCTGGTTCCATGAAAATTATATGATCGGAGATTTAGAACAATATGAGATTGATACAATTAAGAAACAACATGAGAAAAAAGACTGGGGATATAAATGTAAAGATGAACCAATGTGTAGTCATTGCGATAAATCTTTATGTAAGAAAAGAAAACATGGTATAGGTAATGCACCTACTTTCCCTGAGTTAAGCGACCTACAAGAGATTCAATTAGAACATCCGTATTATTATTTAAACGTAGATGGTAAAAGATTAAGATTAGATACTCCAAAACATCTAAGACAACAATCATTATTTGAAGAAGCATGTATAGCAGGGGTTGGAATGCTACCACCAACTTTAAAAACTAAAGATTGGAAAGAAATGATCAATGGTTTATTAGCAGGGAGAGAAATAATAGATGCACCTGAAGGAATGAAAACAGAAGACCAGTTACGAGAACACTTAGAAGATTATTGTAGTGATAGAAGACAAACAAAAAGAAAAGAAGATATTGAAAGAGGGAATGTTTGGAGTGATGATGAGAATCATTACTTTAAATTTAGACATTTCTTTCATGACCACTTACAGAGAAGAAGATGGTCCCATGATTATCAAAAGACATCGGCTTGGATGAAAGAATGGTTTGATGCAAAGATTAAAGTAATAGATGCAAGTGGTAAAAGTATTAAAGTTATGTATGTTAAAAAATTTAGTGGTACTAAAACAGATTTTAAATCACCTGATTATAAACCTAAGGACCCATATTAATGAAGTTAAGATGTTTTATTGAAAGTTTTATTGATGTAGGTAGTGGATTAATCCTCGCTATCCTTATTCAATTATATATTTTTCCATTCTTTGGATTGTATCCAACTATTTGGGATAGTTTACATATTGCATTAATATTTACTGTAGTATCTATTATTAGATCAGCTATATGGAGAAATTTTTTTAGGAGTGTGAAGTGACAACAATAGTATTAGGTCCTCCAGGTACAGGTAAGACTCACACATTACTTAATAAAGTAGATGAATATTTAAAACAAACTGATCCTGATAAGATAGGTTATTTTGCTTTTACTCAGAAAGCTGCATACGAAGCTAGAGACAGAGCAATGAAAAAATTTAATTTATCTGAAGATGATCTACCATACTTTAGAACTTTACATTCACTAGCATTTAGAAAGTTAGGATTAAAAAAAGATAATGTTATGCAACCTTTTCATTACAAGGATTTAGGAGAAAAATTAAAACTTCCTTTATCTGTACCTGCATGGGAACATGATGAAGGGAATGCTTTCTTTACTTCTAATAGTGAAGAATTAAGTATTATAGATAAAGCGAGACATAAAGAGATTAGTGTAATGGACCAGTACGACCTGGGTGAACATACTAAAGAAGTCTCGAGAGAAAAACTTATTATCTTGGACCAGGAAATAAAAAAATATAAAAGAGAATATGGTCTTATAGATTTTCATGACATGATTACAGATTTTATTAAGAGTGATAACTGTCCTAAGTTTGATGTAACATTTATAGATGAGGCCCAGGATTTATCTAAAATACAATGGCAAATGGCTAGAACTATTTGGAATAATACAGAAGATTCTTTTGTTGCAGGTGATGATGATCAGGCAATATTTAGATGGGCTGGAGCAGATGTAGATAGTTTTATTGTATTAGATGGTCAAATTAACCAGTTAATTCAGTCCTTTAGAGTACCATCTAAAGTTCATAAATTAGCGGCGAATATTGTAAACCGAATTTCAAAAAGAATCAAGAAGAATTGGCTACCTTCTGAAAGAGAAGGAGAGATAAAATGGTACGATAGTTTTGATCAAATAAACTTAAAAGAAGGAAATTGGTTAGTATTAAGTAGAACTAATCATCAATTAAATGATGTTGAAAAAGTTTTATATGAAGATGGAATGTATTTTAAAAACAGAAATAAAAGAAATTATGAATCAGATTTATATCAAGCCATAACTGATTA